TTACCGGCCCAACGCCTTGACGTAAGCCTGACAGGCCTGCAAGGCGATCAATCCACGGTCGCCTTCGTCGGTGATGGCGATAATTCGTTGAGCATGCGCCGGGTCAAGTCGGGCGCGTGGGGCGCCATGATCCAGGCCGCCGGCGCCGGCGGTGGCAGGCACTGCACAACCGGCGGCAACATCGTCGGCGTCGAGGAGGACTGACAGCCGGACATCGGCAGTAGCAAGGCGATCGCGCAAGCGATCCTGGTCACGTAGGGCATCGCTCAAGGCTCGGTAATGGGTGTGTTCGCTGGCGGAAAGTTGTTGTTCCAGGGCCAGGCGTTTGTCTTGCTCGGCCTTTTGCTGCATCGCTGCCGCCTGGCTTATCTGACTCAACGTCGCGGCCTGGGCTTGGGCCAGTTGCGCCAATTGTTGGCCATAACGCCAATCCTGGAGTCGCCACGCCAGCATCGCCGGACCACCCGCCAACACTGCCAGTAAAACGACAATGCCCAGGGTGCGAGCAGAAAAAGGCATCAGGCCGAAGGCTGGCATAACACCTCCCTCGCCCGCGCCCAGAGTTGCAGGCGATCCTCCAAACCGTTCAAGCCACCGTTGATGCGTCGGGTGATGCTGTTGAACTGGTCGCGATCAGCCAGTTCGTTCAAGCCGTTTTGCACCCAGAACCATGCAGCCGATTCAGCGGCCCACTGCGGTTGCTCCAGCAGCTGCGGTAAAGCCAGCAGGCGTTCGTCGCCAAACAAACCCAGGCTGCAACGAAGATAGTTGTCGTGTCCGGTTATCTGAATCAGGCCTCGGCCACGGTATTTCTGACCGTCCCCGTCGGCCTGGGGCGTATTGCCCAGGCGCACGGCCAACGGTCCCGTGTCGTACTGGCTGAGGTATTGCTCACCGCCGAGCTCGCGCACATAGCGCAATTGCCCCGATTCATGGCCGACCTGGGCGAGAAACGCAGCGATGCGCTTAGGCGTGTCGATATGGTGCCGGGACATGGCGGTGTTAAGGGGAGAAACAAAAACGCCCGCTTGGGAGCGGGCGTTGGGCATGATTGTGTTGAGTGCTCGAATTGTCAGCATTATCGGAACTCCTTGTACGACTTCAACCGAAGCCTCCCTCGCCCATGTCTATTCATCCCCAGCGGTAAACGCGCCAATGAGCGGACAACGATTTCGAAAATCGAGATAGCGGGAATCGGTACTGGCAACCTCTCCCTGCCTCGGCCAGTCGTCCGGATCCTGCGGCCCAGAGAAAATCGAAATAATGGTGGTTTCAAGTTCATCGGAAAACTGTACATAGATAGTGGACATGGTGAGGCCCCCTCTTAGAAGCGATAGCTACCGGTTACAACGTTGAACGAGCCGGTATTGGTATTGGTAAATGTGACGTACATGACTTGTGGAACCAGCAAAGGCATCTGCACCGACATATTGGTGCTGGAAAACTCATTCGAAACCGCTGCCCATGCCGTGCCGACCACATAAGCGCCGCTCGCCAGCGGAGCGACTGAAATGCCCACGCCCATACCAGCCTGGGTCTGCATGGCTGCCAGGTAAAGCGACACATGGGTCGCGTTGATGGGCACATGAGCCGCAATATTCACTGCGGTCATCACCGTGCTACCGACCGTGGTGCTATAGAGGATCCGATTCTCGAACGTAACCTGCCGCCCCAGTTGATAAGCGATACGGAACTGGCCCGAGGCATTGGTGGGCACGACGCTGACCAAGGCCGAAGCGGTAAAACCGGCAGGCCTGGAGGCGCCGCCATAGACGTTAGGCGCCACGGCCCCGGTCGCGTTGACCGCCATCAATGCTGACGTTGCGGTGGTCGGGTTGTAGATGGCGTAGAGCGCCACATATCCGTTCGCAACGACGGCGCCATTATCCGTGCCACCTGCACCAGCCACTGCCAGGTTGACCGTCCGATTGAAGCCCGCCAACCGATAGGCCCTGCCCCCGGCAGCGGTGCTCACGATGATTTCGTCGGCCGTCAAGGTTGCGACTTTGGTTTCCGCCGGGATGAACATCTTGAGGTTGGTGGCGGTCCCTGCGACCGGCAACGCCGTCAGCAAACGTTGTTCGAGCTTGAGGGGCGTCACCGCACTTTCGTCGTCTGTTGCGGCGGTCACCTTTGCTTGAGTCGCGATTTTCATCACGCCCGCAGCCGCCTCCGTTGCCTGCCGGGTCTGATTGGCGATCAGGCTGACAATCGACTTCTTGAGCTGGGCAGTATCTGCAACGTCCGGCGTGTTGCCAGCTTCCGTGATGACATTGAGTATTTCAGTGGTCACGCTATTGCCCCAGACGGCCGGGATCAATGACCCCGGAGTACCGGTTGCGGCATTCTCATCGACGAACTTGCCGTTGACCAGTCCGATACCCGGTACGTTTTTTGGAAAATCCATGGTGTTGTCCTTTAGTCATAATTGATAAACACAAGCGTGTGCGCTGGCGCGTTGCGGTGGATGAGGCACTCAAGCGCACTGCCTGGATTGACGCCGAAGCGCTCGCCCCAGTAACTCGCGCCAAAACGCCGGCCCAGGCTCTGCCGACCTCCCGTGTTCAGAACCCAGATGAACTGTGCATTCCTGCTGCCGAAGCGCGCCGCACCAAAACGTGATTGCCCCATGCGAGGCGCCCGAAACTCTGTAACGGTGGCATTGGGGTAGCCCTGGCTACGGGCGATATCGATGAAATAAGCCGTGGTCTGTCCTCCGACCGCCGTCAATCGCTCGCGTACGGCAACACGGCGGTCACCGAACAATGGCTTTAGTCCCAGGCAGGGATCAGGCAGGTTCATCACCCGCTCCCAATCCGACACCAGCTCACTCACACCCGCCGGGTCCATCTCGTTGAGCAGGTCCGCGGCGCGGGCATCGAGGCGGGCCAATTCCTGGGCAATGCCTTCCAGCACTTCGTCCAGTTCCGGCACGCGCTCCGGATCCCACGCCGGGCCGCTGGGCAGCAGGCTCCGTAGTTGAGACTGGTATTGCTCGGCGGTTCTTATTCCAGCCATGTGCAACCTCCGAACGTCAGCAACTGGTTGCTGGCGGCGACGACATCAGCGACTGGTGCGCTGAGCTTGTGATCGGTTTCGCCGGTGGCGCTGCTGATGGCTTCGGCGATGTGGGTCAGCAATAGGGTTTCGCCAAGACCCGCTTCGCGGTTATGCAAATCACGCAGTTGGGCCTCAATGGCCGCGCGCACGGCGCTGGTGTCCGGGGTAATTCGTAGCTTGTAGATCACCGGGACCTGCGTTGGCGCCAGCACATGTAGTTCAGCGGTAACCGGGCGCAAGGGCTCGATGTAGGCCCGCACCTCTTCCAGTTGCTCGGCATTGGGAATCGGCTGTGGATCATCGTCACGCATGATGAACAGGCCAACGGTGCCGGGTCCCAAATAGCTGCCACGACACCAGGCGCGGGTGACCCCAGGGCATTCCAGGGCCCAGGTTTCATAGTCCTGGGCCGAGCCGCCGTGGGGGATGAGGCGGTAGGAGCGGATCACCCTCGCCCGCAGGGATTCGAGGCTTTCCCGGGCGACGCCGCCGGTCAATCCTGGCGCCAGCACGGTGAAGCTGCTGCCGATGCCGAGGATCGGTTGAACGGGCGTCAGCACCAGGCCGGCGTCGGCGTTGCCCAGGCTGCCTGCGTCCAGCGCGGCGATGGTGGTGCTGTTCAGACCGTTGCTGGTGGTGCGGGCGCTGGTCACCTTGTAGGTGCGACCATCGGTGGATTGCAGCAGCGTGTCGACATCCAGCACCGCGCCCGCGGTGGCAGTGAAGCTGACACTGCCGCTGGCGACCTGCGCCGCTTTGCGTGCCTGGTTCAGGCGCAGGGCGGCGATGCGTTCCAGGGTGGATTCGTCGGCCTTGTCCGGCAGGATCTGCTCGGCGATCCAATCCAGGTAGCCATACAGGCCGTAGGCGGCGCCGCCAAGGGTGCGGGCCAGCACTTGGGCATCGGACTGGCGCAGCGAATCGCTGGCCAGGTCGCTTTGGGCGCGCTTGATCAGCACCGGCAGCGAAGGGGTTTCAAACGGCATAGGTCACCTGCCAACTGTTATCGGGGTTGATGTCCAGGCGCTCGCCGTCGGCCAGGGTCAGGACCGTACGCAGGTTCAGGCGCTGGGCGTCGAGACGTTCGCTGATGATGTCGATGGCCTTGCAATGGCCGTCGTCGATCAGCCATTGCAAGGCTTCGCGGGCATAGAATTCGGCGTCGAGCTGGGTCTGGCGGGTCAACTTGACCCGGCGCAGCAGCCACAACCGCGAGCCAATGCGGTCATCGGCAACGGTAGGAAAGGTGTCGCCCCACCAGCCGAAACGCTCTTCGTCATCGACAGCATCGTCGACTGCGGCGCGGCGCCAGGTGAACAGGCTGATCAGTACTGAGCGGGTCAGCGCGGCGTGCAGGTTCTGGCTGATGAACATCATTGCCCTCCCGCCGGCGCACCGGTCTGACCATTGCCGGCCTGCACGCCGACATGCACATGTTTGATCTGGCTGATGCCGCCGGCGATCTGGTCGCCCTGGGAGATAATTTTGCCGGTGTGATTGATGACGGGGCTGTCGATGTTCACCGCGCTGCTGGCGCGGATGTTCAAGGTGGCGGTGTCGATGTCGATGACACGGCCGCGCTTGAAGTGGAGCTTGTCGCCTTCGTCGGTATAGATCGCCACTTCACCAGGGGCCAGGGCCTTGAGGCGGAAACGACGGTCGGCGACCACCAGCACCACGGCATGGGAACGGTCGCCACCCAGGAACGTGGCGATGCCCTCGGCGCCGGCCAGCGGGTTGCTGGTAAAGCCGTAGGGTTCGAAGTGCTCCATGTCGTCGTTCACCTCCCCGGCGGTGAGGCGCATTTGCAGCGATTGCAACTTAGTGGCCGAATTGGCGAGCACGACAGTGCCGCGCGCCAGGAGGCGGGTCAGTAGGCTCATTGAGGTTTCCTTGAGAATCGGGGACTTGAACGCGGTGTTCGGATCAATATCTCTAGTGGCTGCACTGCCGCCATCGCGAGCAAGCTCGCTCCCACAAGGGATCTGTGGTGGGCGGACACTTTGGGAGCGGTCTCGCTCCCACAGGGGATCTGTGGTGGGCAGGCATCGGCGCGGGGCTCAGGGTTTTGGCGGCACCGGGTTGGCGTCGAAGGTATGGGGCGGGGCGACTTGCAAGGTGGTGACGGAGCCTTGGGCGGACAGCGAGTAGGTCACTTTGGAAATCAGCATGTCGCCGTCGAACCCCAGCACTGGGTCGATCACGCGCACCAGGGCGTTATGCCGCCACAAGTCGCCATTGGCCTGACGCCAGCCCTGCACGCGGTAGGTCGTGGTCAGGGCCTTGCCGGTACGAATGGCGCTTTCCCAGTCGGCCCGTTGCTGGGCTTGCTCGAAAGTCAGTTGAGCACTTTCGCTGATCACCGTCACCCGCTTGCGCTTGACGCTCAGGTCGGTGGCGGTGCCTGAAACTTCGCTCACCGCCGCTCCGCTCTGCAGATCATTGCCTTTGTGCTGGCCGATGACCCGGTATTCGGAGAACACCTGGCTATAGTCCATCGGCGCATTGCCCGAGAGAATGTTCTTGCCCAGCTCCAGCACATCACTGGCCCGCCCGCCGCTACCGGGTTTGGCCAGCAGCACGCGCCCTTGCGCGTCGTCGGTGGAAAATATCCGGAACAACGTCAGCAAGCGGTCGATGGATTGAAAAACCGTTTCCCCCGGCACAATGCTGTGTTCGCTCAAACGATCGGTTTCGGGGATTTCGCTGACCACCCCCACCCCATATTGGGACGCCAGGGCCTGGACAATGCTCAGCACCGTCTGCCCGCGCCATTGGCTTGGTCGATTGATCGCCGCGCAATCCACCAAGTCCTGAGTCTTGGAACCCCCTTCGATGCTCAGGCTGATCTGGCGACCGTCATAGCTGACCGGCGCCTTGAACACATAGCCACTGAGCACCAAGTCAGTACCGATACGCACCTGGCATTCATCGCCCGGACGAATCGGCACCGATTGCGTCTGCCCCGGCCACTGCCAGGTGATGTCGAGTTTGAACGTGCGGAACTGACGCTCCAGGTCCGCGCTGATTTCCACGCTTTTCCAACCGCCGTAATCCAGCCCGCCGACGGTGAGCGAAACAGCATTGTCGAGCTCATTCATGGCTTACTCCCCCGAGACTTTCAGGTCGTTGGGCGGCAAGAAACCAGGATGGACCACGCCGTTGCGCTGGGTCACTTCGGCCACCCGGGTGGCATCGGCAAATTGCTGGTACGCCACCACCAACGCCGGCAGGCTTTGCTTGAACGACAGGTTGATCAGCCTGACGCCCGAAGACGCCACCGCCGTCAGGTGCGCGGCCATTTGCTGACGCAGGTTGTTCATGGCCTGGTAGTGAACCGGATCAGCCTTGAGGGAGGCTTGCCAGATGGCCTCGTTGAGGGCATCGCGCAGGGCCAGCACATCGTCGGCCACCGGCACGTCTCGGCGTTGCACCGGTTGCACCGACTGCTGTGCCACCGATGGCGTGGTCGCCAACTTGACCACCGGTGCCGCCACCGGCATCGCTGCAATCCATTGCGCGACCTGCACCAGTAACGTGTCCTGGACCAGATCGGCCACGGCCTGGGCCGCCGCCGTGGTGTCCTTGCCCGTGGTGAGTTTGGGAGCGTCCGCCTTGCGAATGGCTTCCACCTGCTGCGACACGCTGGCAATCACGCCGCGATAGCCGTCCCGGGCAAAATCCTTCAGCTCCTGGATGTCCCCCAACAACCCCTTGAACTCGGCCGCCACGTCCTTGGGCAGCTCTTTCACCGCCTTGACCAGATCGCTGAGTTGTCGATAGGTCTCGATCAACGGCTTGAGCTCCTGCTCGATCACACCGTAGACCTCCTTGAGGCTGTTGCGCAGGTCAGCGATGCCGATCCGCGCGGCCTTGATCAACGTCATGGCGTCTTCAAAGCGCCGCACCGCCGCCCCCAAGTAACTGTCGGCCGATATCAGCAGCAGTTTCTGGCTGTTGATCGCGGCCGAGGGAAATTGCAGCGGCTGGTCGGGGTAGAACTTCAGGGTGAAAGTCACCAGCCCGCCGTCCTGACGGGTCTGGGTCATGTCGCACTCACCGACCTTGACCTGCAGGCGCCCCAGCCACGGGTGCACCAACTCGCCGCTGCCCTGCTCCAAGGCCTTGAGCAGCTTGTCGCGCTGCTCCAGGCAATCGGACCCGACGATGAACGCGGTCAGCTCATGAATCTTCGCCTGCTGGCCAAGCCCTTCGAAAAACGGCTGGTCACGCTGTGGATATTCATGCAGCTGGCCTTTGTGGCCGACCGGGGTTTTCGCCTGGTCGACCCAGAACCCGACGCCACGAAACGACGCCGGCAACAAACGATCACGCCAGCTCATTGGAGCCTCCTGTGGACAGTGAGCGATAGCCGATGCGCGAACTCACCGCCAGGGCCGGTTGATTGGTCTGTGGTGGGTCGGCGCGCAACCCGGCCGGGGCATTTTCGAAGCGCACGGTCAGGCCGCCTTCGAGTTGCGTACGATTGTTCGCGGCGCTTTGTTGCACCAGGGCGCTGGAGGTCTGTGGCAACGTACCCGGCGCCAGCGAAGTTTTCGCTGGAACATTGGCGGACGCTGGCGCCAGGCTGGATGACAGGCCCGGAGACTGCTCGCTGGCCCCGCCAAAAAACGCCGGCGCCAGCTCACCTTTGCCTTCGGCGTTGGTGGCGCGCTGCGCCTCGGTCAAACCCTCGACCTTAGCGGTGAACGAGGTGATCATCTCGCCGAAGCCGCCGTTGAAAAACGCCTTGATCGGCGCGATCACCGCCTGCAATTCGTTCCACCACTGGCTGAACCACTCGCCCACCGGTCCCCACTGCTTGACAAGGCCGTCGATGGGTGACCAGTCGAACAGGCCGCTGAACACCGCCAGCATGATCGATACCTGGTTGCGCACGCCCTCCCAGATCCCGGCGAAGACTTCACCGATCGTCCCCCAGTTGGCCATGATCAGCCCCAATGGCGTCCAGTCGAACAGGCTTTTCAAAGCGTCCATCACCGGCACGGTCAAGGCCTTGAGCAGGTCCCAGATCGCCGCGAACAACCCGGTCAGGGGCGCCCAATTGGCAACGATCAAGCCCAAGGGTGACCAGGCGAACAACGTCTGCATGAAGCCGATGATGGGCGCTGCCGCCGCTACGATCACGTTCCAGAGGGCGCCGAAAAAGCTACTGATCGGCCCCCAGTTGTTGATCACCTGCCCCATCGGGGTGAAGGCGAACATCGTCTTGAACAACTCGACCATTGGCAGGACGATCGGCGCAAGCCTCTGCCAGAGCCCGGCGAAGAACGCCGAGATCGGCGTCCAGTGGGCGATGATCATCCCTGCCGCCAAGGCGATGCCCATGGCAATCAAGCCGATGGGGTTCATCTTCAAGGCCAGGTTCACCACTTCGAATGCCTGGCTCGCGCCGCTGACCGCCATCTGAATCGCGTTGAACGCCACGACGCCATTCGCCAAGCCCTGTACCAGTTGCGGGTTGTCCTGCAGCACCTGGGCCACGCCGCTGACCATGGGCTGCAAACTGACCGCCACTGCGTTGACCGCAGGTCCCAAGGCCGAGCCGAATTGCACCGACACGTTGCTGATGGAAGTCTTCAATCCATCCAGGTTCTGTGCCGCCATACGGGGCGCTTCAGGCGCCTGCACGGCGCTGGCCGCCGCGCTCGCTGCACCCGCTTCGTCCTTGAAGGCCAGCGCCGACTTGAGCCCGTCCATAAAGGGCTGGGCCAGGCCGCCCTCGGGCAGCAGAGCGGAAATATCCAGGCTGCCCAGGCCCGTGGCGTCGAGGTTCTGCTTGAAACTCGCGACCTTCGCACGAAGGCCGGCGAGCTTGGGCGACAGCTCATCGATGCCCGTCAGCAGCACCGCTTTTTTCTCTACCTTTTGTGTGTCTGCCATCACTGCACCTGCTGCATCGCGTTGATCCGTTGCGCGTGCTCCAGGGATTCGCGGAGCACATCCAGTGGCCTGGCCATCATCTGTTCGGGGTCAACCTTCCAGAACCAGGCCAGGTCATAGGCGGCTGCGATCAGGTCGCCGATGGTTGCGACGCCGCACTCATGAAAAAACTCGCGACGGCCCAGCTCAATGCGTTGAGGTCCGCCAGGTCCAACTGGTTGACCGACGACGGCGGGATGCCGGCGCAGACTGCGATGTATTTGGCCGCGACATCCATGTCCAGACTCACCTCCTCGCTCTTGTCGATCTTGTACGGCAGCGCCTTGATCGCCCGCACTTCCTGCACCGTCGGACGGCGCAGGGTGAGTTCGCTCAGCGGCTCGCCGTGGGCCTCGATGGCCACGCGCAGCGTCACGACATCGGTCATTGCCAAGTCCCCTTGATGCCTTCGAATTTCAGCTCGATGGTGGCGTCGTCACCCTTGGACACCGGCTCTTCCACCAGGTAGGCGCCGGCCAACACATAGACCTTGCCGTTGTTGAATTCGCAGGTGACGGTCATGTCGGTGCCGGCGACCAGCTGCTTGAGCGGGAAGTCCGCGGTGTGCAGCGCCGTGACCTTGAAGGACGGGGCGATGTCGGTTTCCTTGTAGAAACCCGGTACGACGGTTTCGCGCTTGGTGAACATCAGTGGCGCTTCGCAGCCGCCATTGATAGTCAGTTGAGCGCCGTCCACTTTGACGTAGCAGGTGCCCGCAATCAGTTGACCCATGGTGTTTCTCCCTTCAAATAAAAAGCCCACGCAAGGTGGGCTGAATGCATGCGACTGAGTGCTACCGTCAGGCGGCGGCGTCGTATTGCAGGCGGAATTGGTTGAGCAGCGCGAACACCCGCAGGCCGTTGATATAGTCCGGTGGGAACAGCACATTGACCCGGCTCGGGTCCTGGCTGTCGCGCTCGACGACCAGGTGTTCGGCGAACAGCTCGGCGTTTTCCACGTGGCCTTCCAGTTCGAGCTTGGCGTATTGCGCGATCAGCTCGCCGCGGATGGTGCTCGGGGTCACGATGGGCTGGCCGGCGCCGAAACGGGTGCCGTCGGAGGCCAGTTTGTGGCGACCGTACTTGCTGGTGATCACGCTTTGCAGGCGGCGGACGATGAAGGCCGACTGGTGCATGGTTTCGCTGTCCAGGTAGGAGTTGTCAGCCTGGCCGAAGGCGTTCTTCTGGTACGTGGTGATCGAACGCTGGATGCGTACGTAGCCACCTTCGTAATACGCCGTGGCGATGCCATAGTTGAGCAGCGACTGACGCTCGGTCAGGGTGAAGCGTTCGCTGGCCGGTGCCGGGTCCAAGCCTGGCAGGCTGCCGCTTTGGGTTGGACGGCTGGCATCGGCGGAGATGAACACCGCCGTGCGCGCGGCCAATGCAGCGGCCTGGACCCAGAATGGTTGCGGCACACCCAACTCAAGGGCCTGGATGGTCATGTGCTGGTCATTGCGCACCTGACCGGCTGCCACCAGGGTGCCAATAGTGCCGCGCTTGGCGCTGTAGACATGGCCAAACAACTGCTTGGCCCAGGACCAGCGACCAGTGCTGTCGTCCATGACCGCCTGCCAGGTGTTGAGGCTCGCCAGGTCCGACCACGGCATGGCGATGAACTCGAATGGCTCGTCCCCCAGGGCTGCAACGGCCGCGGTCTGGTCCGGTACACCGGCACCACCGGTCATGGCGGTGATGGCGGTGGTCAGCCCCGCCGGGGTGTCTTCGCCATTGCTCTTGCCCAGGCGATTGAATTGCAGGCTGATGTCATTGCCGCTGTCGCCGGTCCATTTGGCGCTGAGGGTCACGACGCCTTCGGCGGCCGCAGCGGTCACCGGCAGGTCGGCGGCGGCGTTGATTTTCAAGGCCAGCGCGGTGGCGGCCTGGGCCGCCGTGGCACCGTTGACGATGGCAGCCTGGACGCGCGCACCGCCGACGTACAGGTTGAGCACACCGCTTTCAGTCGCGGTGCCGGTGAAGGTCAGCACGCCCTTGGCGATGGCGCCTTCGACGTTGTGCAGCGGCAGGCACCAGATCTCACCGAGCGGGTCGGTCTTGCGCCAGGTTTCGTACATCGAGGCAAGCATCGAGCCCTGCCCGCCGATGTTCTTGGCCAGCGCGACGCTGGACACCAACACCAGTTTGCCAACCTCGGCCGGGGCGACATTGTCGTTGACTTGGGCCACGATCAAGCGGCGCATGGCCGACGACGCGCTATTGGCGGCCGAGTTGTCCATTTCGGCGTAGAACAGCGGAACACGAATGTCCGCGGGAATATTGCTGAATCCGATCGCCATTATTTGGCTCCCTGTGGTTTGGCCGCTTTCACGGCTTTGGTAGTGATATCGCCATCGGCCAGACGTCGACGCCACCAGGCGTTGTCCGGCACTTCACGGCCCTCGAGGGGCAACAGATCGCCCGCTTCCGGGTCCGGTACGGCACGGCCCGGGGCCGGCAGCACGGTGATGCGTTTGCTCATGGGGTTACGTCTCCAGAGAAAGTCAGTTCCACGCGCCCGTCGGGGCCGGGACGTTTCAGGTTGGGGTCCGCCGGGTCGATGGCATCGACCCGTACGGTGGCCCCGGTAAAGGACGACAAGCCGTCCAGTTCACGCTCGTGCCAGCTTTCGGCAGGCTCGCTCGCCAAGTTGCGACCCAGCTGGAACTCGCTGAAAAAGCGCAGCCGGTACACCACACGGCTGCTGTTGAGGGAAACCAGCTCACCGCCGTCGTACTCGATGCCGGTGTAGTCGCCAGCGGGTTTGAACCCCACCAGCGCGCGCCACAGTTCGGCACGCAGGTCGTGCAATTGATCCAGTGCCGTTGTCACGTCGGTGGAATCGAGAACCAAGGTCACTTCGAAGCGGTCGCGGATCGCTTGCCGCGTGGCGTTTTGCGCAGTGTTTGCGCTGGCCAGATCGTTGAGCGGCGCTACGTAGGCACAGGGAGGCAGCAGGTTGCCAAGGTCAAAACCCGCGGCCACGCGATTGGCGAGCGTCGGTGATTGCTCACGCAGCTGCGTGAGGATCGGAGTGATCTTCATGGAGGAACTCCAGGTGTATGGAAAGTGCTGCGAGATATCGCGAGCAAGCTCGCTCCCACAGGGTTCTGCTGTGTTTGCAGAACGGGGGTCAGGCCTTGGCATCCAGGCAGGTCGCGTCAATCTTGCAGCGATAGCTGTTTGCACGGTCACCGGAGGCGGTAACTTTGTCGATCGACCAGCGACCGCGCATGAAGTCCGGCCAGGTGGGGTCCAGCAGCACGATGCCTTCCGCTGAAAGCCCCGGGTTGCCCGGGCATTCGATCTTCACCTTGAGTGCTTCGCGCATCATCCGGCGCACCTCCCCTTCAGCGGCGGCGCGGGCGTCGTTGGCACTCTGGAAACGCTGGCGAAGGGTCTTGAACGGCGCGATGCCGCTCTCCTCCACTCGCAATGTGCCGGTTGCCGCGTCCCACCAACGGGTCTTGCAACCCTGGTATTTCGCCCGGGCGGTTTCATCAAGGACAGCCGAGATAAAAGCCTGGTCGCCCGGACGATTGTTCGTCGTCACCGACAGTTGGACCTGCGGCAGGACTTTGCCAGACAACGACTTCGCCTGACCGCGCCGCGCCAGTACATACAACTCGTTGACCGGCTTGGCGACCGCGTCGTAACGGTGGGCCAGGCGCGTCAGGAAACCCATGTCGGTTTCGTTGGACTGGTCGATGTGTTCGATCTTGATCAGCGACAAGTCCGGCGCCACACGGGGAGAAAAGCCGTGCCTGGAGGTCAATTGACGGAACAGCGCGCCCAAGGTCGTCGGGCCATGGCTGACGGATCGGCGTTGCTTGAATCCAGTCTGGTCCGCCGCACTGAACGGCGCGGCCATGGCCACCAGCGTCAGGCGCAACGGGAACAGCGTCGGCGTGCGCCGGGTAATGACGAACTCGCCCTTGTCCACCAGCCCCGACTCCAGATAACCGACCCGCAAACCAATTTTCCCGCCCAGGCTGGGCAAGCCTTCAAGCCCCTCCAGGCTGATCGTCAGCGTCAGTTGATCGGACTCGATTCCCGCCGCGTCGACGTGGCTCCAACTGAGCAATCGTTCATTGAGCAGCGCGGCGTTCGCGCCGTAAATTTCTACCGCAGGGGTGAAACCCAGTGACATGTCGCCTCCTTAATCCCAAGCCGAAACCGGCGCAGTTGCAACGGGTTTGAGGTCCACTTCCGGCAACACGACCCACACACCTGCCGGCAGGACCGGCCCCCATTCGGCCAACGTCGGATTGAGCCGCCACAGCGCTTCCTCGGAGGCATCGTCACAACGCTCAAGCTCGCGGTACAGCAACAGATTCACCGAATCACCGGCGATGCTTCGAACTCTACGCATTGGCGAACTCCGTCAATTCAATGACCCAGCCGACCACCATCGCGGTGCCGTCATCGATGATCTCGGTCTGGGTTTCCGTCACCTTGTTGATCTGCCAGAGGCCCCAGTTGCGGCCGATGCCATCCACCAACGGCAGGGGGATGCGCTGGGCCTGCAATGCCCTTAGCTCATCGAGTCGATCCATGGCAGTCGCATACATCGACTTGCCCGTGATCGTCAGCCCTTGCAGGCCCTGGCCGACCTGGCTGGACTTGGGTTTGCTGGTGAGGATGTCGATGCTCTTCCAGCCGCCATCCGAGGTGTGCACCAGGTTGTGGTAAGCGAAATTCCTCGACAGACCGAAAATGAAACTGCCAAGTGCCATTTGTTGACGCATCACGTACCTCCGTCGGTCAGGGCCGCATCACTGCGCATGGCCAGTGAGTTGGGCACGGTCGTTAAGCCGAATTGGCCCGAGAGCTGCTGCACGACCAGGTTGGCCAATTGACTGGCGCTGGCCTGGTCCTGGCCGTTGATGTAGATGTTGGCGGTCATGCTGTTCTGCGCGATGGTGGTCTGGGCATTGCTCAGATCCTTGGCGGCTTGATCCGGAGGGGGGAGCTTGTCGGCCGGCGCGGCGAGTTTGTCCCCCAGCCAGGCACCCGACTCTCCCCCGATCCAGCTGCCTGCCAGTCCGCCAGCGACCGCACCGAGCGCACCACCAATAGCCGCGCCTAGCGGACCGAAAAAAGCGCCGACAGTGGCTCCGCCGGTAGCACCTGCCGATGCTCCCGCCCAGCCGCCGCCAGCACTGCCCAGGCCAGCCCCGACCTTGCGGGTGTCGCCGTCCATGGCGCCGCCCACCACCTCGGGAACCGCACTCAACGCGAACATGCCGGGTATCCAACGGGTAAACGAGCGCAACGAGGCCATCACGCCTCCCGAGGAAAGCGCGGAGCTCCCCACAGCCTCGGCATTCGCAACGTTCGCAGTCCCCAAGACTCGCTTGGCTGCTTGGCTGCTCACCTCATCCCCGAGGGCTTTGAGCAGCATGCCCACCAGCGGCTTGATCGCGGCGGCAACCAGCACAATGGCAGCGGTGGCTTTAGGTGAGGACTCAGCCAGTTCACTCATGCCATCGGCCAGCGAACCCAGCGCCTGAAGCGAGATAGCCTCGACGGGCGCCAGGGCATTGCCCGTGTTCACCGATAGCCGCTCAGCCCGCGCACTCAAGACGTTCAACTGACCTTGCCGAGTGTTCGACAGCGCCAACGCGTCCTGCCTCACCGAGCCCCCATTACCCAGCTGCGATGTGGCGTACTGGGCTGGGTCTTTCACCTGCCCAAAGGCTTCGTTCACATCGGCCAGTTTCTGCGCCATGCGCAGCACCGCTTCATCACCGGAGCTAAACAATGTGGAGGCCAGCGCCGGGCGCTTCTCGGCAGGTTGCGCGTTCAAAGCTGCAAGCACCGACATCACTGTGCCAGTCGCGGTGTCCTTGTCGCGCAAGCCGCTCGCCACCGCGCTCGGCTCCAGTCCCAACTGCTTCCAGGCCGCTTGCTCAGCGGCGGAGGCTTGATCCCCCTTGCCCATGGCAGTCGTGAAGGTATTGAGCGCTACGCTGGCTTCAGTTTGTTGCGAACCGGTATTGAGCAATGCCGCTGTCAACGCAGCGGCTTGCGCAGGGGCCAGGCCCGCCGCCGTCGCCGCCGCACCGTCACGCTGCAAGACGGCGCCGATGTCACCCGCTTTCGCGCCACCGGGGATCTTGCTCAGATGGTTGGAGGCATCCGCCAGGTCAAAGGCTTGAGCGCCGCTGAGCTTCATGGAGGTGCGCCAGCCGACCATCATCTCGGCGACCTCCATGGCCGGTAGCCTGAATGCCGAGGCAGCAACGCCCGCATCACTGGCGAAGCGCAGCAGCTCGAACTGTCGGTCCGAGGCATTGGGCAGATCGCTACCGATTCCGGCCGTGGCGGCCAGGCTTTCGATCCTCACCAGATCAACCGCTTGGGTCCCCCCTGCCGCCACTAGCGGAGCGATGGCGATCCGCTGAGTCGGCTCAGCCATCTCTTCGATCTGGCGAGGAGTAAACCGGGCCGCCTGCTTCAGATCGGCCATGGCCAGATCCATCGCTATCGCCGGTTTCAGCAACTTCGGCGGTTCGATACCGCCACCTGAGCTGCCCTTTGACTCATTGGCCGACTCAGCCTTGGCTGCCGCGCCCATTGCCCGTTGCGCCGAAAGCCTCAAGGTCAATGATTCGATAGCCGTCGTCAGCAGACCGAGCTTGAGCCCAAGTCTTTCCAGCGCCAGGTCGAGGCCCGGCAGCTGATCCCTGGCGGACGGGCCTGTGCTTTGTGCTGACACACCACTCGTGAGGCTGGTATTACCGAACGCCAGCCCACTCTCGTTGAAGGCTGCGTATTTGAGCGAATATCTATCGTCCGCCATCCCGCTCTACTCCTGTTTCACGCCAAGGCGAGTGATCGCGATGTCGTAGCGGCGCAAGGCCTTGCCGGCGTCCCACTCCAGAATTTCCGCTTCACTTACCGGGTAAATGAGCGGCACCACATCGAGGATCACTTCGATGTCGCGCTCCGAAAGAAGTCCGCCGGTTTGTTTAAAAAATCGTCGATGCGGACCTGCAGTTGCGTCCAGTCGGGCACGGTCAGCAGGTCCAGGTCGGGAAGCATCAGGCCGGTGCAATGAGCCGTGATGAACTCGGCGCGTTCCTTGGCCGTCTTCAGTTTTTTCATCGCCTTGGTGGCGCGCAGTATCGGCATCTCCAGGCTCAGCGACGTCACGCTGCGGCCCGCTGCGTTGAGCGGTTGCAGCAGCTGCACCTGGTCGGGGTCGGCGGGTGCGCCGTCCACCTGTTCCAGGAAGTGGGACGTCGGACGGGTGGACATTTCATGCACGTATTGCGCAATGCTCACGTAGTCCGGGCGCTTGAGCTGGTCGAGCTCCTTGACCGACAGTCCGGTGGCCAGTTTGGCCAGCTCGAAGAACTGATCGTCTTCTTCATCGCCGGCACGGGCCAGGGCGTCTTTCTGCGCGGCGTAGTACAGCGGCTTGAGTTGGAGTTGCTTGATCTGCGTTTCGTCGTCACCGGTGATCGGCGACAGCAGGACGTGAACGGGAGGCGTCCAGGACATGGAATCAGTTCCTTGGTGAATCAGAGGACAACCTGTGGGAGCGAGCTTGCTCGCGATGGCGGCGGATCAGTCAGCATCGATGTTGGCTGACCCACCGCTATCGCGAGCAAGCTCGCTCCCACAGGGATTGTGTTCAACTGACGGGCATTCGTTTACGGCAACAACACCGCACGGCGAGCATCGCCAAGAATATCGACACCGTTGAGCACGAACTTCTGGGTGCGTACGTCGATGTCGATCACCGGGACGCCGTTTTCGAGGCGGTTGTAGGTGCGGCAGGACAGCTCAAGATTGGTCTTGGGCTTCTCGTTCATTTTCAGCGTCGTTTCCTCAAGGGACTTCAACTTGCCGCCCACCGTGTGGTAGGTGAACCAGGTGTTGCCGTCCTGATCCTGGCCGGCTTCACGCACGTTCAGCAGAATGTCATCGCCCACACTCACGCCCAGCGCCAGCATGACTTCCGGACCGAGGCCTTGCAGTGTCAGCTTGGCCGTCAGCGCTTTGCCGGCCTTGGCCATCTCCTCGCCAATGAAACGGCCGCCACGCATCTCTTCCATCTCGAATTCGATCTTCGGCGGGGTGAAATCTTCCACGGTCGCCGACAACGGCAGGCCCTGCAGGGTGGCCGCGATGGCCTGTCTTACGCGGTTGGTAAACATTAGAGAACATCCTCCAGGAACTGCTCGATGATTTCATCGCGGGCGTTGAGTTGATAAATCATGTGTTCGTTCGGCGCGTAGCGGCCGTAGTCGATGACCACGTACCAGGTGCCGTTCTTGTACTTCTCGACGCTGTTCAATTCCGGGTGCAGGTACACGCTGCCGCCGGGAATGGTTTCGTCGGCGACCAGGGTTTGCAGCCAGTCGTTGATGCGCTTGACTTCCTGATCCATGAACGACTTGGTCAGGTTCTTGGCCATGGCTTTCTGGCCGGCCTTCACCAGCTTGCGGCTGATGGCATCTTCCAGGCCGACGTAGCTGATGAACTTGCCGGTGATGGAGCGGTTGCCCAGCAGCGAGAAGCCGCCAAGGATGGTCCTGGCGTAGTAGCTGACGCCGTAGCGGTTGAGCAGATCGCCTTCGGTGGAGGTGTCGAGGATGTTGTACTCGACGGTACGCGAGACGTCTTCGGCGTAGGTCACCTGGTTACCCGGGCTCTCCCATTGCTTGACCTTGGCGAGGGCGGCGATGGCCAGGCTCGACGGCGCCAGGAAGACGTTTTTCTTTGCGGCCTTGGAGTACACCGCCGGCATGTTGTGCACCACCAGGCAACGGTCGAAACCCAGGTCCGCGCCGCCCAGTTCCTGGCTGTAGGTCACTTGGTCGGCGACCGCGGCGTCCTTGCCATCGAGCACCACACGGGCCTTGATGCGCTTGCCGAACGAGGCGAACTCACTGGCCACGGCCTTGGTGCCGGTAAAGCCCGGCGCGCCGATGATGGTCAGGTCTTCAGCGACCCCACTCAACGCGGCCAAGCCCAACTTGCGACCGGTCTGCGCCTCGATGCCGCCGATCACATTGTTCTGCGTGTCGGCCGGCGTGGCGCCCTCTTCGACGATGACGACATAGACCGGCACCTTGACCACTTTGAGGATCTGGTAGACCGCCTGAAACAACGTCCCCGCTTCGGCACCGGTCGGGTCCAACTGGGCCTGGGTGGTGAAGCTGTTGATGCGGAACGGGGTGTTTTTCGGAATCAGCGGGTTGGCATTCGGCGCGGTGCCGACCAGCCCGATGACGTTGTCCCCCAGGCCACCCATGGCCTCGGGAGATTCAGTGGCATTGACGGTAATGCCGTTGTGCTCGAAGTTCAAAACCTCAGCCATGGTTATTCAGCCTTCTTGGCAGCGGCCTTTTTGGCCGCGGTGGATGTAGAGGCCGATTCGCCGGCCTCGGTTTTTTTCAGTTCCAGCCGACCGGCACTGCGCAAGGCATTGGCCTCGACGTCGAGCAGGTCGAGTTCCTGGCCGGTGGTCGACCAGTGACCACCTCCGGTGGGGAATGGAACAAGTACGGTGTAGGTTTGGCGTAGTGCCATTTTGGATCTCCATGAATGCAAAAAGCCCCTTCGGGAAGGGGCTTTCAGGATTTCGACGGATAAGAAAACGCCCCGTCGGTGCGGGGCGTTCATTGAGGTTGTTCGGACAACCAGAACGGGCCGGCCGGGCGGTGATCCAGCAGAGGAAACGCTTCCCCTTGAGGCCAGTGACGAAGGGCACGGCGATACTCTTGCAGCTCGTTGTATTGTGCAGGGGTCAATGTGGTGTCGACACGCTCCTCCAGTTCGTCGCGATGGCGAGCCACTACACCATCGGTTTCAGCCAGACGCAGATTCCGCCAAGTCCGCTCGACGGTTGCCAACTCTTCATGACTGGGTGGCAGTGGATCAACAAGCACAGGAAAACCATCGTCTCCCCAGGCAATCACTTTCCCCTCTGATTGCCCCACCAGCAACTCAGCGTGACTTGCAGCAGAAATTTCAACCACGTCGTCCGGCATCGAAACATTGATAGCTGCATCGTAGAAACCACGAGCCGTTTTTGAAGTGAACATATTTTCCTCCCTAGTAGCCAACAGCGAGAAACTGGACGTTTTCGGCCTTACCGGCCCCCGTGCTCCCGCTGTAGCAGTTGATCCCTACCGAGTTCGTCGCGACCACGCCGACTGTCGGGACGGAGTTGGTCCCGGATGCGGAAACAAATACCTTCATCACTGCGGTCGGAAAGGTGATCGGAAGCGCGATAGTGGTCGCCCCGCCCGCAGACGTTACTCCTGCTCCCCACTGTAAAACCAAACCACTCGGTAACTTTTGATAGCCCGCCGAACCAAACGAGGCAGCAAACGTGGCGGCGTATCTAATCGAAGTAGAACCACCCACCAGTCGCCATTCGCCGGAGACCTTGGTTAACAGCGCAGAATCACCCTGCCCCAACACAACAGGCACCGTTACACCGCTCGCATTCGTCAGCAGATCGGCGCCCGAAGCCAGCAACGTTACGGCGCCCACACTCGCACTCAGCACCATAATCACGGCACCGGCCGCTATTTGCCCGGTAGGTGGCAGCGTGATGCTTATCGGCGTCATTGACGCGGCACTGACGACACCGCCTACGCTAGCGTTGCCCAACACCGTACTGGCATTGACCGAATTAAAGTTCGACCATTCAACCCCCATGCGTTTTGCGAACTCGGTCGTGACCAGCAACTTACTGCTGTCGAATTGTGCCGCAGTAGCACCAAATACCTTGGAATATTGCAACTGCGCGGATCCAGCAGCCCACCAGGCACTCGCACCATTACCGGTCAGTTCAAGAGAGGCGCCTATTTGCAACTCAATACTTGTAATCTGTCCGGCGCCCGAGTTTATGCTGTCAGTACCAGCACAAACGACAGTGACAACGCCGCTGCCGATGTTGCGGAAGTGGATCGCGCCACCATAGGGTAAAGCGTTGACCGCCGGCAGGGTGAGAGTGAACGACCCGATGGTCGTAACCAGCGTGCCAGCGGCAGCCGCCGTCAACGTGGTCGCTGCCGTCGCGTTGGTAAAGCCGCGATAGTTACCGGCGGCACGCATAACGTATTCAGTCGTCGCGATCGACTTCGTGTTGTCGAATAGCGGCGGCGTATTTGCCGTCGGATTAACGAGCACCGGCGAATTGAGCGGCGCAAATCCTTGAGTGATGTTCTGAAACGTCAACGCCGTAGTGCCCAATACAATCGCACCATCGGTAATCAACTGCCAGATCGTGTTGGCAAGCGTCACGCCCTCCTCCACCGAGACAATCAACCCCGAAGTCACGTCGACGCTCGCATCGGCATCCTTTGCCCGAACCCAAGCGTCGTTCGCGGCCACGTAAATACCGTTGTCTTTCGCCAAAGTCTGGGACTTTACCAAGACCCGATTCCCGGCGATTACTGCAATACCATCGATCGCCTGCGCGCCACTCAAGACAATGTTGGCCGTCGTCGCTACCCGCACCGACTGTTTCCTGTCGAGCTTGGCAAGTTCATCAGCGACATAACCTGCAACCCACGCCCGCGTCGCCTTGACCACCGTATCGTCGATCAGCAACGTCACCGACTCAGCATTGCTGGTCTCGAAAATCGCCCGGATGTAAAACTCTTTCCCCGACCCCGAAGTCGCCAACACTGGTTTGAACGACTCCGGATATTTGACAATCGCATACAAAATCCCGGTATCGGTCCAGATCCCGGCCTCTCGCACATACCAGCCGCCCACTTCAGGCGGGATGGTCACTTCGGCCAGCAACCAGCTCGGGTTGTTTTCATCCTGGAACAGCGCATTGAGCGGCCCACGCCAGACTTCGCGCTTGAGTGCCGTCGCCGTCGCGGCCGGGTTGTATTCCGCGCCGCCGCCGTCACCGACGGAAATCTGCGACAGCTTGATGGGTGTGCCCGCCGCCTTGCAGGCGGTTTCGTAGGCGATCCCCGCATCGGTGAGCAGGGTGTAGTAGTCGGCCATTTAGGACCCCTGTGGATAAATAGTGGAGGTTTCGACGCTATAGAGCGCGGCGGCCATGAAGGCCTGGCCCGAGGCTTCGAGCCCTTCGATGACGACCGGATAAACCGTGGTCAGCTCGCCGCACAGCGTGGCGGCGCCAATGACGTGGCGGCCGAAGGCACTCAAGCCGACAGACACCTTCAAGGTGTCGCGTTCGCTTTTGGCATCCGCCAGGCGACGGTCGAGACGGGCGTCGATTTCTTCGCTGTAGGGCTGCTCGGTAAAAGCCCTAACGGAAAAACTGTAAGGTGGGCCGGGCGGTGTTTGCTCATACCAGGCGCGCACTTCAGGCATCAGTTGCAAACCCTTGGCAGCATTTTCCAGCGCCTTTCGCGTCCCGGCCTGCCGGGCGGTTGGCCAGGCGAGTTCAACGGTCAGGCGCTTTTCAGTCTCAGGCGCTGCAGAGCTCCACTCACCGACACCGCGGTCCGCCGCGAGATACGGCAGGAATGCGAGGGGCGTGGTCGCCGGGTTCATCAGCTCGGGAAATGGCGGATCGATGCGTTCGAGCAGCCGGGCGAAACCGAGATCCAGGGCCCGTTCCAATGGCGAACTGTTGGCTGGCAGCAGGCTCAGGCGGGGTGTGTCGTCAGTCATAACGTCTCCACCTCGACCTCGACGCCCGTGCAGTACGGGGCTTGGAAAGCCGTCGTCACAATCGGTGCAAGTGGTTCGAGAATCTGGAGCTGAATCGCGCCTGCGCTGTGCAGCGTGTAGTCGATCCAGCTCGGGTCCACCCGACCTTCCAATCGATGGCACGCCTCGGCGTATTCCCGCAATTGTTGTTCGGCGGCAACCTGGGTCAAGCCCGAATCCGGGCCGGCATTGATCTTCGCCACGACGCGGATTTTGTAGGGCTTGATTTGCGCGGCCTGCACGATGACCAGGTCCGTTTCCGGTCGCACGTCAGGCCGGGCGAAGTGCAAGCGAACACCTTCCAGCAGCGCCTCGGACGGTGTGCCATCGCCCTCGCGGGAAAGCACCGTGACCGTGACTTCGCCCGGTGCCGTCCGGCGTCCGTTGCCGTCCTTGACTCGCGCGGCGAGACCGTCCGGATCGAACGTGTAGGTCACGTTCACCACACCGCCAGCGGCACTTTCCACCTTCACCGCAGGCCGTTCACCGAGGGTAAAGACCTCCCGCCGATACTGCATGCGCGAGCCCGCCGCCGGAGCATGGGGCGCCAAGTAGTAACGCAAGCGGGCATCATCGTCACTCTCGTAGACCGGAGCGATGGGCGGGAAAGCCGCCGGATCGCCCGCATCGAGCAACTGACGTTCCAGACCCATGTCCGCCAGGCGAGCATCGAGGTTGGTCCCGGTGGCCCACCACGCCAGCATCTGCTTGATGCGGGCGTTGTATTTGCGTTCATGGGTTTGCAGCCGGACGCAGAACGCCTCAAGGGCCAGGGTCAGCAGTTCGCTTTCGTTCTCAAGACTTTCCAACAGCTTGGCCGCACTCCCGGGGGAACGGGCGCCGACGTACTCGATAACGAAGGTCTTGAACTCCGCGAGCAAATCCTCGAACGCGTCGACGGTGACGATGGCCGGTTCAGCCAACTGGTTCTGACCGGGGATCAACATGCTCATGTCACCACCTCGAAGGTTTGCTTACGGTTTTTCCAGGTGCCGGCGAAGCGCAGCAGCAAGCCGGCGCCGTGTCGGCTGGCGACAATGACCTGCGGCTCGAAATCACTGATGCCGTTTTGCGGGTTATAGAACGCTTGGGCTGCGTGGCTCTGGGCAAGGATCAGCAAGTCGTCGCCGAGGTTCTGCCCGAGTAGCTGAGTGAGTGCGCAACCATACAAAGGACGCTTCTGACGAGTGCCTAAAGGCGTGGTCAACGCCCGGGTGGCGCGCTGCACGAACTGCAGCCAGTCGTCCACGGTGGCGCCGGTATTTCGATCGATTCCAATCATGAGGAAATCTCTTATGCGGTGCTGATGACGCGCCCCTGGTGATCCACCAGCGGACCGCTCAGGTGCACGCCGGAAGCGTCGAGCCGCAGGCCGACGGCGCCCAGTTGCAGTTCGATGGCCTCGGGGGTCATCGCCAACCGCGACGGGCCGATGTTCAGTTGCAGGGCTTCACGGGAACCGCTGAACGCCGCCGGGCCGTTTTGCCAGTGCAGGACATGGCTGGCATGGTCGTAGCCGTTTTCCGTACCATCCTGATAGAGACGACGCGTCAGCGAAGCCTGGGTCGAGACGGGCGGGAACTGACCGCCGTTGAGGCCGAACAACGCCACCGCCTGCCCACCGCCCTCGCCGCCGCCGTGGTTCAGCAACAGGCATTGCTCGCCCACGGAAGGAATCCGCGACTCGCTCTGGGCGCCGGCACTGGGATTGAAAAAGCGGATCGCCGGGGTCAGCAGCCCACCGTGACTGACTTTGCAGGTATTGCTGGCGGCATCGACCTCCTGACAAACGCCGATACGACAGAAACTGTCGGCGCGCCGATGCAGGTCTTCCAGCTCGGTTTCCATCTCGGCCAGACGCTCGATGATCGGCCCCAGATGCAGGTTTAACAGCGCATCGAACATGGGTCAGGCCTCGAGCGTGGTGTATTGATCCGGATCGTCGATGTTCGACACTTCCCAGGTACGGGCAAATTTCGGGATGCCCAGCGGGTCCTCCAACAGCGTCGGGCCGAGGTACAGGGTTTGGTTGAAGGAAAGGGTCCAGGCGCTGTACGCCCGTGCTTCGTGGGTGAACGTGGATGGAAGGCCATCGATCTCTGTGGGCAGGTCGCATTGATCGGCCGACAGACCCCAGCGGTTATCCACGACCAGGTGCTTCAGCTCACCGGCCAGATCGCACGCATCCCATCCCGGAACGGCCATGACCACTTGCAGGGAAATCGTCAGGACATGGGCAATACGCCCGTCGTTGGCACGGTTGCCTGACGCATCACGCTCAATGGCAATCAGCACCCAGGGTTGATCGTCGGTGCCATCGAAATCCTGTGGACTGCCGACTTTCAAGGTGGGGTGAGTAGCGCGCAGCGTCTGGGCAATGGCGGCGAACAGCTGCGACGGTTTTTCGATCAGGGCGGGCATTGATCGCCTCCTTGTGTATGGATCAGCGATGTGGGTTCACGGCTGGTCGGGCGGAAGGTCCCGCGGTGGCACTTCGCATACGCCGATCCGCTTGGCGACCCAGCGTTCGTATAGACCGATGGCCACATCGGCACCGGCCATGGCGGTCAGGCAACCCAGGGCGCAGGCGCTCCAGATCGACATGCCGAGTGCGTACAACAGCATGGTTGCCGAAACCCCGCAGACCACGCAGGCACCGGAGCGCAGAACCACGCGGCGCAGCAACGGCCAGCCACGGGCGCCCTCCTTGTCGGCGCGCCACATCTCGCCGGACACCCCGCCCACCAGGGCGAGCACGATGACCAGCCAGATCGGCATGTCCAGCAACGCTTGTTGCTCGTTTGTCATGTCTCGTTTCCTGGGGTGATTAAGATTGGGCGGGTAAGTTGTTTGAAGTTGAAAGAGAGGTGGGTCGTTGCAACCCATTAAGTCACTAGAAACGCCGTTCAAACGTTTGTCAGCTCATTGAAGGCTGACATCACTTTGGCGCAGCGCAGGTCACGCCTTTGTAAGTCATGGTGTAGGTGTAGTGCTTGTCCCAAGGCAGCGGTAGTGCACTGGGTGCTGCCCATTCGGCGTAGTTACCCGACATCGAACCTGCGACAACGAACTTACCCATGGCAATGGTCGCGAGATTGTTGGCGCTCCCTGCACCCGGCATTGGCACACTCCCGTTCCATTGGAGATCGTCCCCGTTCTGGAACCATGCGCCCTTCCAGCCGGCCTGGGAACTCGAGTACCAGGTATTGTCTTCTTTGAAACAGATCGTTTGGTTGGCATAAAAACCGCCGCCCGGAACATGGTAGGAAGCGAATTGCCAGGAACCGACAGGCGAAGTTTCGGCAATGGCTTGGATGGCTTGGGTCGCCAAGACGGCTGCGAGCAGCATGCTGAACAATTTTTTCATTAATTGATTTCCTTTGGATAAATTAAGCTTGACGGGATCGTGCGTAAGGCAGGCGACGTTTACAGTCGCTCGACAATGACGTTGTCGATAAAGGCGAAGTGAGCATTCGGATCCTGCTCATTCCAGAAGCTCAACGTGGTTTGATCGCTCACGGCGGTGAAATCGTAGGTTTTGGTTTCCCATACGGTCGCATCACTGGTGGCGACAGGGGTGTCGAAACGGGTGGTCTGGCCTGCCACCTTGACGTTGATGATGCCGGTCCCCGTGCGGTTCACGTACCTGGAACTGCCGGCACTGAACGTCAGGCGATAACGTGCGCCTACTACCGTGTTGATGTTCTGCTGGATGCCACCGCCGTTTTGATAGGTGTAGTTGGCGAGGTCGACGCTCATTACACCTTCGGCGGCGACCGAACTGCCAATGGCAGCTCTGACATTGATGTACTCCACGCCTGACAGAAACGTGGTCCAACCGGTCACGAAGTCGGCTTGGGCCGGAGTATTCAGTACGCAGTCATTGCCACAACCTGGAGTTTCAAAGCTGCCATTCACAACCAGGTTGGCTGCGAAGGCAGCACCGCTAGCCGCCAACAGCGCCATGGACAGAACGAACGAGCCGATAAGACATTTGATTTTTTTCATGCGTTCACCTTAAGAGTCGATGTTTTTGCGCGGAGCAATCCGCATTCATTTCGCTCAACGGCGATAACTCGAGGCTCAGGGCCTTCACATGATTCAACGTCCCACACCGGGAACATTTGATCTGGAGCTCGGTGTTCTCGCCCACGCGGGCCAGAAGTCGTTTGCAGTGACCGCATCTGAAATCCTTCAGCATTGAAAGCCCTACATTGGCGGTGGTGGTGTTTGAACGCCCCTCACGGTGCAGGCATTCCAAAAAGCCCGGTTGCCCAGGCTTTTCAGTAATGCGCTTGATCTTTCGGCGCGACTGGCGCGGTACGGATCCATTCAAATTGTTCCTCCGGCCGCGGTCCCTGCCCGCCGGATAACTGCTTCTGGTGCTTTACGCTGCACACCCGGGTCAGTTGCCAACCCTCTGAACCGTTAAGGCCGGTTCATCGCTGCCTGTTGGTGGAACTAAAGAGCTGTGTTGCCAGCCGCTTTGTCGAGCGGCTTGGACACAGAATATGCATGGATGCATATACAGTCAATGCATAAATGCATTTATTTATGCGCGAGTCATGCGCCAACGCATCACCACTCAATGGATACGGGGTTTAGGCGATTTTCAGGGGCGAAAAAAACCCGCACGATGGCGGGTTTTATCTGACAGCGGAGGGGTTAACGGGCGTACATGCCCCACCAGAAGACGTGACCGAGGATGACGATTTGCTCGTCCTGCATTTCCTGGAACGTGTAGTCCTCATCCGGATGCTCATCGCGGTTGAAGCTGCGCAGGCGGATACCGGTGGGCAGGCGGTAAAGCTGCTTCACCCGCAATTGGCCGTTGTGATTGATGGCATAGAGGTCACCGTCGACGATGTCGCCGATCCCGCATTTGCCTGCGTTCACCCCGACCGTGGCACCGTCGCGCAGCACCGGCAACATGCTGTTGCCGCGTACCGTCACGCACTTGGCCTGGTCGAACTGCACGCCGTTATGCCGCAGGCTACGCTTGCCAAAGCGCAGGCTTGAGCGCTCGCTTTCCTCGATGACGAATCTTCCTGATCCAGCAGCCAATTCAACCTCACGCAGAAAAGGGACCGACACCTCGTCTTCTTCGACGGGTGTTTCGTCGTCCCACAGGCTTATGTCCTTGAGTTCGGAATGCGGCTCATCGCGGCGAGCATTGCCGGCGGGCACAACGTCCGCGCGCCCGCGCAACTGATCGGTGCTCACGGCGAAGTACTCGGCGATCTTCGAGATGTGTTTATCCGAAGGATCGACAATCTTGCCGCTGAGAATCCGCGAGAGGGTGGACTGAGGCACGCCAGTACGACGGTGAAGCTCCGTGGGGGAGATCCCGTGCTGATCGAGCAATGCTCTTAATACGGTAGAAACGTTGCGTTTTTGCATAACGCGCATAGTGCTTGTTCTTTTCGCAGAAGACAAATGCTGTTTTGCATAAGCGTGCATATGAATGAACAAATCACCGCCTCAAGGTCAGTTGATCGTTCCCACGCTCTGCGTGGTAATGCATCCCGTGACGCTCTGCGTCACCTTCCAGAAGCGGAACGCGGAGCGTCCCTGGCGGCATTCCCACGCGGAGCGTGGGAACGATCCGCTGGATATCAGGCCGATTGCGTTCTATCCACTCCTTGGATGAGGAATTTCCCCTACAACTTCTTGGGAAAACCCTCGATCCGCGTCCTTCAAATGTGCGACACCAGGCTACATCGCCTTGCGCCTCTGCCTACGACTGCGCCAGAATCCGCCGGCTTGTCCACCTTGGATCACATCGGTACTTTGATTCTCGTCACTGCCCATCAGTGATCGGGTTTAGTAGCTCGATATCCAAGATGTTCATTGCTCCATTCAGTCAGGTATTCCTGCACTCAATGGTGGCTGTGCGCAGGGCGCCTTCGGGTGCGCCGGTTTCTTGGATCCCCGGTCTACTAACCTGCGTACAGCTGCCACTCTCTTCGTTTAGTAGCGAATGGGTGGCCGCTCCAACTCAAGGATCTAAGAAGCATGTTCAAGAACACTCCGAATCCCCCTAATCCCGACGATCACGTCTCCCGCAGCCAGTCTGCCAACACCAAGAAACTCGACGAAGCCGCCACCCGCGCCCTGGACTATTACCTCAAGCCAAAAGACGACAAAGAAACATCCGACACGCTCGACACCCTTTTCATCATCGCCCCCAACATCGACGCCGAATGCCTGCTCGCCAACCTCAGCGAAACCCTGGCCTCGGCCAATGCCATGGTCAGCGACCTGGCATTCGACCTGGAGGGCTCACGACGACATATCGCGTTGGGGGTCCAGCAGATGATTGAGCTGGGGCAGTTGTTGGCGAATCGGGCGTTGGATGTGGTTGAGCCGGGGTAAGCGTTTATTGATGCAGCCCCCATGTGGAAGCGAGCAAGTTCTCTTCCACATGGGATCTACGATGAACGCAACTCCTATGAACACCTCAGAACAATTGCGGTCTTGCTTGCGGAGACGGCGATGGTGAAAACATTGGTAGCAAGACATTTCCTGTATGAATAAACAGATGCTAGGCTCGCCGGGCTTTGGACACAAAGCGGGAGCCATGACTGGACTCGCAGGACGATTTTGCAGCCCAGTAACCACCCCGATGTTGGCGCACGAGAGGTGGCCGCTCTTTTCACATGAGGGAATAACGGAATATGAAGATACTGAAGAATATTTTGGTGTTAGCGCTTCTCTCCCAAGTTGCGGCATGCGTAAGCAAGCCTACCAGTGCATACGAGAGTGGATGGACTGAAAACACCAACGAAGACGCATACAACAGTTGCGGGCGCTATCGGTGGGATAACAAATTCAAGGAGCCTGCGGTATTACAACATCTCATTACATCAGGCGCCCTCACTAGCTCACAAGCACAACGTGCGGAGAGTCAGGACGTACGCGTCGGCGATCCAGAATGCCTAGCCTATGCTGCCTATGGTTTGAATCGAGCCAAAATCGGGTTTCAGAGAAATAAAGAAGGTCAAGTTACTGAAAAAATTGCAACCTACCTCTGCTTCAACAGTGAAAAGACTTGCTCAGGCGTCCGTGTTCATTTCGCTGATGGGAAAGTCTCCCGTATCACCCCGGTGAGCGAGTAACCATTTCGTCGCGTCTCCGACGCTGCGCTGTCGAACGGGGGTTAGAGCGGCACTCACACAACATCTGTTTTTTATCATTCCCGCGCTCTGCGTGGGAATGATCAATCATCGATGCAAGGAGAATCACCGCTCTCGCAGGCTGGTCGGGCATCCAGCTTTTTTGTGAGTGCTTCGCACTCAAGCGGGAGCAAGCTCCCTCGCCACGGACCAGTCCGAAACTTTCCTACAACCTCTTGGGAAATCATCCGATCCTGCGCCCTTGAAATGTACGACTCGAGGTTACATCGCCTTGCGACTCTGCCTACGACCGCCAGAATCCGCCGGCTTGTACAGCTTAGACTCCATCGGTACTTTGGCTCTCGTCACTGCCCATCAGTGATCGGGTTTAGTCGCTCGGTATTCCAAGGTGTTCACTGCGCCATCCAGTCAGGTATTCCCTGCTCCTGCACTCGATGGTGGTTGTGCGCAGGGCGCCCTCGGGCGCGCCGGGTCCTTGGATCCCCGGTCGACTAACCTGCGTACAGCTGCCACCCCTCGTTTAGTCGCGAGTGAGCGCTTCGCGCTGGAGCGCCAATGAACAGCCATGTGGAGCGCACTATGATTTCGATCAAGCAAGGCTTGTCCAAAGGAGCCAAACGCCCCTTTGCTGATTTCATTCGTAACGCAAAATCGAAGGAAAAGAAGCGTGTTTACCGCATGGTATTGGCTGAGGCTACCAAGCAGCAAAATCTGGTGATGATGCAAGCCGAGGTAAAACGAGCCTGATCTCCAGGTTCAAGAGAGCCCGAGCAAGTGTCGTAATGCCGTCCAACATTTTCCTCGACTGTCGTGCCGCCTTCGCGAGCAAGCCCGCTCCCACTGGAGAAACGCGGTCCCACCAAAAACCAGGCCGGCTATCAGGCCGCCTCGCGGTGGACGTTGATCTCGGCGCCCCATTAACCACGCTGGCTGAACGAAGGTATTGCGCAGTGGGCAACCCGGCATGGATGCCGGGTTAGCCGCGCTGGGCCATGGATGGCCCTTCGCGGCGGCCCACGGAGCGATGCCTTCGTTCAGGCATGCCGAGCCTAGGCGAGGCACCGAGTGGTGGGGCTAAAGCGCTTTGGTTACTTTCGCGCTTTTCGAAAGTGACCCGCCGTCAGGGCGGAACCATAAGCAGCCGTTACCGCAGCAACGGATATGCACACAATCCCAAACGCTGGGTAGCACCAGACCGCCCATGTTAACCTTGCGCCCATCGCGGAAAAGCCGGGCCAACGCCCCTCCTTTTGCCCCACACCTTTCAACGAGCTTCCCTGACACCGATGAATACAGCCGTGAACGACCTCTCCAGCCACACGCCCATGATGCAGCAATACTGGCGCCTGAAGAACCAGCACCCCGACCAGCTGATGTTCTACCGCATGGGCGACTTCTACGAGATCTTCTACGAGGATGCGAAGAAGGCCGCCAAGCTGCTGGACATTACCCTGACGGCGCGTGGGCAATCGGCGGGCATGGCGATTCCGATGTGTGGGATTCCTTACCACGCGGCGGAAGGTTACCTGGCGAAGCTGGTCAAGCTCGGCGAATCCGTGGTGATTTGCGAGCAAGTCGGCGACCCGGCCACCAGCAAGGGCCCCGTGGAACGCCAAGTCGTGCGGATCATCACCCCGGGTACGGTCAGTGACGAGGCGTTACTGGATGAACGCCGGGACAACCTGATCGCCGCAGTGCTGGGCGATGAACGCCTGTTCGGCCTGGCGGTGCTGGACATCACCAGCGGCAATTTCTCGGTACTGGAAATCAAGGGCTGGGAAAACCTGCTGGCGGAGCTGGAGCGAGTCAATCCGGTTGAGCTGTTGATCCCGGACGACTGGCCCAAAGACCTGCCGGCGGAAAAACGCCGTGGCGTGCGGCGTCGGGCGCCGTGGGATTTCGAGCGTGATTCGGCGCTGAAAAGCCTCTGCCAACAGTTTTCCACCCAGGACCTCAAGGGCTTCGGCTGCGAGAACCTGACCCTGGCCATTGGCGCGGCCGGTTGCCTGCTGGCCTATGCCAAGGAAACCCAGCGCACCGCCCTGCCCCACCTGCGCAGCCTGCGCCACGAGCGCCTGGATGACACCGTGGTGCTGGACGGCGCGAGCCGCCGCAACCTGGAACTGGACACCAACCTGGCCGGCGGGCGCGACAACACTTTGCAATCGGTGGTCGACCGCTGCCAGACCGCCATGGGCAGCCGCCTGCTGACCCGCTGGTTGAATCGGCCGCTGCGGGACCTGACGGTGCTGCTGGCGCGTCAGACCTCCATCACCTGCCTGCTGGACCGTTATCGTTTCGAGCAGTTGCAACCGCAGCTCAAGGAAATCGGTGACATCGAGCGGATCCTCGCCCGTATCGGCCTGCGCAACGCCCGTCCCCGTGACCTGGCGCGTCTGCGCGATGCCCTCGGCGCCTTGCCCGAGCTGCAAGTGGCGATGACCGACCTCGAAGCGCCGCACCTGCAGCAACTGGCGCGCACCACCAGCACCTACCCGGAACTGGCCGCGCTGCTGGAAAAAGCCATTATCGACAACCCGCCGGCGGTGATCCGCGACGGTGGCGTGCTGAAAACCGGCTACGACGCCGAACTCGACGAGTTGCAGTCACTGAGCGAAAACGCCGGCCAGTTCCTGATCGACCTCGAAGCCCGGGAAAAAGCCCGCACCGGCCTGGCCAACCTCAAGGTCGGCTACAACCGTATCCACGGTTATTTCATCGAATTGCCGAGCAAGCAGGCCGAGCAAGCCCCGGCCGATTATGTTCGCCGCCAGACCCTCAAGGGCGCCGAGCGTTTCATCACCCCGGAACTCAAGGCCTTTGAAGACAAGGCGCTATCGGCCAAGAGCCGTGCCCTGGCCCGGGAAAAGATGCTCTACGAAGCGCTGCTCGAAGACCTGATCAGCCAACTGCCACCATTGCAGGACACCGCCGGCGCCCTGGCGGAACTGGACGTGCTGAGCAACCTGGCCGAACGCGCGCTGAACCTGGACCTCAACTGCCCGCGCTTCGTCAGCGAGCCGTGCATGCGCATCAGCCAGGGTCGTCACCCGGTGGTCGAGCAAGTACTGACCACGCCGTTCGTGGCCAACGACCTGAGCCTGGACGACAACACCCGCATGCTGGTGATCACCGGTCCGAACATGGGCGGTAAATCCACCTACATGCGCCAGACCGCACTGATCGTGCTGCTGGCCCACATCGGCAGTTTCGTGCCGGCGGCCAGTTGCGAACTGTCCCTGGTGGACCGGATTTTCACCCGGATCGGCTCCAGCGATGACCTGGCCGGCGGGCGCTCGACCTTCATGGTGGAAATGAGCGAAACCGCGAACATCCTGCACAACGCCACCGAGCGCAGCCTGGTGCTGATGGACGAAGTCGGACGCGGCACCAGCACCTTCGACGGCCTGTCCCTGGCCTGGGCGGCGGCCGAGCGTCTGGCGCACCTGCGGGCCTACACTCTGTTCGCCACCCACTACTTCGAGCTGACGGTGTTGCCGGAAAGCCAGCCACTGGTGGCCAACGTGCACCTCAACGCCACCGAGCACAACGAGCGCATCGTATTCCTGCACCATGTGCTGCCCGGCCCGGCCAGCCAGAGCTACGGCCTGGCGGTGGCGCAACTGGCCGGTGTACCCAGCGAAGTGATCAGCCGTGCCCGCGAGCACCTGAGCCGCCTGGAAACCACCAGCCTGCCCCACGAAGCGCCACGCCCGACCAAGGGCAAACCGGCCGCACCGCAGCAAAGCGATTTGTTCGCCAGCCTGCCACATCCGGTGCTCGATGAACTGGCCAAGCTCGATCTGGACGACCTGACCCCACGCCGGGCGCTGGATTTACTCTATACATTGAAGACACGGATCTAA